TTCCCATAGATCTAAAAGCTGCTGATAAATATTGAGCTTTCATTGCTGCTGAATTTTTAAATGGGTCAAGCATGTTGTTAACCATTACTTGTCCAGGGTTATAGAAGCTTGTTGTTCCTGTTCTTACCGCTTCTCTACCTAAGCCGCTTGTTAAAGCCTGCTGTCCACCTATCTGATGAGATGCTGCTCTAGATCTTGCTGCCGCTGCATCCCTTTCTCTTTGTGCACGTTGTTCTGCTTCCCAGTTAGCTCTTGCAGCAGGGTTTCCTGGTTTGCGTGATCCATCTTTTTTAGGACCGTAAGCATATCTTCCTCGTCTGATTGGACCGCCACCAACTGGTCCTCCAGCATTAAGATATTTTGGATTAGCATGCACGGCATGATATTTACTCCAATCAACCTCAATACCATCATCCAATCTTTTGAGCATTGCTTCATAAGGTGGTCTAAGATCTACAGGTAAACCATTTATTATTTTTACTAATTGTGGACGGGCATCTTCTAATATTTTCTTCATTTTTTTGCCGTATTTTTTTGGGCTCATTTTAGAAATTATTGGGGCAGTATCACGTGCAAAATCTTTTCTTGCTCCACCCTTAACGGCAAGCAGATTAATCATTGCCTGCTTTTCCATAGAGTTCATTTCAGCAGCTTCTGCAAGACGTGTGTTACCAGATGCTCTAGGGAATACTCCAGACTGTCCGACATCTGGATTAAAATTACCATATACGTTTGATCTAGATAAATCTTTATTGTTTAAAAGAAGAGAGTTGGCAAGCTGTCTAAGCACTGTATCTTCATCCCATGGCACATTGGTGTTAGCAAAGCGTGGATCATAGTCTGATTCTAGTGCGAGCAGTTTGCTTTTTTTTCTTGGATCTAATGGGTTAGCAACCGTTCTAGCTCTTTGAACTGGAGATGCTATTCCAAAAAGATCTCTTGCAATTTGAGTGCCGATTGGCTCATGTGTTGCAACTACTTCATGAGGAACGCCTTTAACAAAAAGCTTTTTATTACCAACCTTATACAATCCAGATACGCCAGGTACAGGATAACTCATTCCTGTGCTTGCAGAAATCTGATGTCCATATTCAGTTACTGGTGTATCAGCAAACTTTCCTAGAGCATCTTTCGAACTCAATTCCCTTGCTTTTGCTAAAATCTTTAATTGCTTATCTGGTGCAAGTAACTTTAGTGCAGGAGCAATATTTCCATAATTTGATCTACCTCTAGAAATATGTCCGCCTGGAATCATTCCGCCAGCATTCCATGCTCCCGATACGAGCATTGGTCTTGGAGGTCTTCCAGCAAGTATCCACTTTGATCTTTTTGCTGCTGCTTCTAAAAGCATACGTAAAGAATTTTTTTGATCTTTATTTGCTCTTACTACTCTGCCAGATTCCCAGTCAGCCTTGCTTTTAATTTTGCCATCATCTTGCAATGCTGCAAATATATCATCTACGCTTGCAAACTTGTCTAGGCCTGTTTTCTTTAATGCTGTAGCAAGGTTTGCTTTTGCATCTTCTGAACTTAAATTTAAAACATCTCTTGATAAACCTATAGTTTCAAGGGTGCTCATTACATTATTTATTCCAGCAGGTAATACAGCACCAACCCCCATATAACCACTAGTTGTATATCCAACTAAATCTTTGCGTCTAAAATGTGCTTTATCGTGCAATCCTTGAATAGATGGAGACTTATCAGATGCATTTAAAAATGTTGTTGGAGCAATTGCTGCTATAAGATCATGCACTCCAGCAAATTTTTTATTTGCTAGCATTGCTTCTCTAACGTCATTTAATTGATAATTTAAAGCTTTACTTTGGCTTCTTGGGTATACAGTTTCTCCATCTGCATTTTTAATACCAGTTGCATCTTTAACACGTGGGACCATGCCATCTCTTTCTAGTCCCTGGACCTGCTTAATTCTTATTTTTACAAAATTATCATCAGACCCACCAGCTTGAGCTTTAGCTCTATCAAAGTTGCTTGTTGCAATATTTATAGCTTTATCAATTGGTAAATTATTGTGATAAGATAATTCAGCTGCGTCAAGCATGATCATTCTTACTCTTATATCATCTTCGTATCTTGGGTTGTTAATAAACTTTAAATATTCTCTATACTGTCTTTTAAAACTTTCTTCTTTCATTCTAGCCTTAGCAGATTTAGACATCTCTTTACCGTATGAATTAACGCCCTTCATTATCTGCCCGCCAAAATTGTATCCGCTATTTGCTGCATCAACTGCTGCATAAAGCTCAGGCATTCTTTGAATTTGAGGACCAAAAACTACTTCCCGTGGAGTAAGAGCTGCTGTAATATTTCCACCGTCATTTAAATATGTGCTTGGAGCCATTGCAACTAATGGGGCATTTGCTGGATCCATTGCAGCTTGCTGGTTCAAAACATATCCACCTAGTGGAACACTTCCCAATCTATCATCATAGTCTACTGAAGATGGTCCTGAAACCACTGTTTTGTTTGGACCAAATGATTCAATGTCTCCACCTATATTAAATTTAGGCATTCTTGTTGTTTGAATACTGTAAGGTGCGCCAAATGTTCTTACACCACGGAGTCTTCCAAACTCTTCCATGACGGAAGCATTTGTCTTTTTCTTATACAAATCTCTAAGTGTAAACTGTCCATTCGCATCAACAACTGGTTGATCCATCATTGGAGCTCTTGTTAAATCAATTGTTCTTCCTCGTCCAGCAGCGTACATACTTACTGCTGATCCCATATCTGTTTCTATTTGTGCATTAAGTGCAAGTATTCTTGCTTTTGCTTGATCAACAGTAATTTCTGCATTTCTCATTTGCTGAACAATTAATGCAGATTGAGTTGCTGCGCTATCTGCAAATCTTTGAGTTATTGGAAGAATATCATCGAATGTATCTAGTAGTTCTCTGCTTACCGTTCCACCCATTGCAATTGTTTTCTTTAGATTTGCAATCTCCTGCTCTGTTTGCATTCCTAGGGTTGCCATCAATGCATGGAATTTAGCAGCCTCTGGTGCAACAATTCCTGTAGATATTCCCTTTACACTTGTTAGGCCTTCAACATTTGGAAGTCTGTCATGCATATAAATTTGAGGAGTTCTAGATATTCCCCTATTTACTGGTATAGCTCCTGGAACACCACCAAACAGAGTAGCTGGATTATTAAGATCCCTCGGTCTAATGTGAGACATTGCTCTAGTATTAGGATCTCCAACATATGGATCGTTAGGGTCAACTACTCTTCTTCCGTGAGCAGGAGCAACAACTGTATTACCAGCAACAGTAGAGACTCCTGCGTTTACTGGGACTGCACTCTTCATTGATGCTGCTTGAAGGTTTTGATAATCTAAAACAAGTTTTTGTAATGCATTATGAAGAACTTGAGCTGCAGCGGCATCTGAATAAAATGCATTCTCAACCATTTCTGCTGCTTTTTGAGCAGCAATAATTTCTGGAGTAAGCATCTTCCATCCATTTGCTCTCATAAAGAAAGATCTAAGCTGGACTATTCCCTTTGTTATATAGCCAAAGAAGTTTGCGAGCACACCAGTTAACATAATAAGTGGACCAACTAATGCTGTAAATCCTGCCATAAATGTCACGGCTTTTTTAATTGGGCCTGGTAAATTGCTGAAGAACTCTAAAATTTTTGATGCACCATTAATAAGCTTTGTTGCAACTCCAAGGAAGTTTTCTCCGATATCGGCAAGCTCGGCTTTAAATGATTCCATTGCTTTTCTAAACTTTCCAGATGCAGATTCTGTAATCATTCCTAATTCTCGCTCTGCAATTCCAGCCAAATCTGAAGTACTTGCTTTCATTAAATCCATAACCTGAAGCGTCTGGCTTCCTTCTTTGCCAAGGTTATTTAGCAGTGCGCTCATTCTGGCAAACTGAAATTTACCAAACATTTGCTCTAGAGCTCTGGCTTTGCTAAGTGGATCTAATTTATTTAAAGCTGTTTGTAAATCTGTAAGCATTCCAGTTGTGTTTCCAGTATTTTTTGCAACCATACCCAGAACATCTATGCCGAAATCAGACATCATGCCAACTGTTTGCTTTGTTGGATTAATAAGAGAAGCTAAACCTGACTTTAATGCGTTTGCACCTTCGGATGCGTTAATTCCACCCTCTCTCATTGCAGTCATGTAAAGAGCTAAATCTTCAATGCTGCCTCCGAGTTGCTGTATAACTGGACCAGCTTTTGGAATTGCTTCTACTAAATCGTTAAGAGTTGTAGATGTCTGGTTTTCAACTGCGTTAAGAAAGTTAATTGATTCTGTAAGTTGCTGTGTGTTTTGCTTAAAAGCTGTTTGAATTGAAAGAGTAGCTTTCATTGCATCTTGTCTATCTACTTCTCCAAGAATTGCAAGTCTGGTTGTTTCTTCTATAGAACCTAAAAGGTCGTTGCCCATCTTTCCAGTTGCTGCAATATCAGCACCTAGCGCAATTGTATCTTTAAAAGAAGCTCCCATTGTTTGAGATAAAGATTTTGCTGTTTGCACAACTTCTTCTCTAATTGCTTTTAAATCTGCTGAAGATGTTGCTGCTAATCCACCATAAACTTTTGTAAGTCTTACAAGCTCTTGGTCTGCTTCTCTAAATGCTTTTCCTGCTGCAGAACCAAACATTGTTAACGGTACTGTAAGTCCAACTGTAAGCTGACGACCTGCCCACTGAGTATTCTTACCCCAGTTAATTAAAGATCCTGCTCCTTCAGATAGTGCACGATTCATTATCTGAAGTTCCATGCGAGCTAGCTGTGCGCTATTTTTTACGGCATCCAAACCTCTTGGAATCATAACGTTGTACTGCATTAGGCCTTGAGCATTTCTACCTAAAGGTTGTAGCACTGAGTTTTGAAGCATTACCTGCTCTTTGGCAAGCTCCCTTATCATTCCCTTTTGAGTTGTAGCATGCTCTCTAAATGTCTGGAAATAGTTCTTAAGCTTTAATCTTCCAGCGTCTAGGTTTTTACCAAACTTATCTACATCAGAATTAAGGTTTACAAAGTGACTAGAAAACTGTCCGCTTCCAGTTAGTGTATCTCTAAATAAGTTATTTGCTAATTTTGTTGAAGCAGATATTGCTCTATTCGATGCAAGAAGTTCTCTTTGTAATTGTTGGAGACTAGAACTAGCCCTGTGTACTTCAGACACAAGGCTAGACAAGTCGGCTTTGGCGACTATACTGGTTACAATTTGTTCGTCAGCCACTAATTACTCCTAGAGTATCCTAACCCTGCGCCAATTCCAAATCCAGCCTGTGCTGCGAAGGGTCCTTGTAAACCAACAACATCATCTGCTGATGCTTTAATTCCAAGTGCTCTTCTTTGGATATCTTCAAAGGTAGAACCTTTTTCTTTTTCTTCTACATCATCATCTAATTGTATTCCTTTTAGTGACGCTGCAAATTTTCTTTGGTTATGCTCTTTCTCATTCATCGCTGTTATGGTTTGAACCAATTCTGGCATTGATAAATTTTCTTCTAATTCCTCGTAATTCTTCCAGTGACCCAGAAGAAAAACTTGTCCTTCTAAAGCGGCTAAATCTAGTTCTGACCAGCCAGTACCGCTGCCGCTATTAGGTTTGGGTCGTCCATCTTAATTCCTCCGCAAACTTCAAGGATTCTATTAATTGTTGGAACATCCAAAGCGTCTTCAAGTTTGTCAAGGTCTGCAACTAAATCTGGAAGCTGTGTTTCTAATGCTACTCCGCATGCTTCAACTAAAATTCCAAGGGTTGCTGTCTCATCTTCTGCATCTTGAACTTTCTTAATTACTTCCATAAACTTTCTTAGTTGCTTGATTGATAATGGCTTGAGCTTTACTTTAGCTCCGCTTTGTAATTCAATCTCTTCTACATCATATACTGTTGTTGCCAATTTATCCTCCTTAAGGATCGTCTAAATTATTATAGCATAACCATTATAAGGATACAACAGCAAAGCCCCCAATTTCTTGGGGGCTTTGATATTAATTATTAATATAATTAAGCTGGTAGAACTAGAACTCGGTCAATAATCTTACCGTATTCTGAATTCTGATGTTCTGAGTTACCTGATGGTAGCAAACGGAATGTTACTGGGAATGTTGTTGCTGCTGTGCGAGCCAAAGAGAACTGTGACTGCTCAACAGACAAAACACGACGTGCATAATATACACGCTCAGTTGATGGTGCCTCTGATGTAGGAGCTTGACCAACTGCAATCAGCTGACGCTCTGTTGGAGCTGCGCCAAGTGCACCTGCTTCCAAACCAAGTGTGTCGGTTGCTGTTAGACCAGATCCACTTGAATTAAGAGTGCTCTTCTTCTGGCCGAATACTGCTAGAACATTTTCTAGTGTACCTTCTGCCATTTCTGTTGAAATCTGGACCATCATCGCAGACTTAAATAGCTTAGCTGTATCGAGCAACTGATCAACAGTTACTGAATCGAATGTTGGCTGGTAGCTGATTTGAAGACCATTGTTTGTAAAACCTACGTTGCGGTATGCCGCTGCTGTAAGTCCTCCTGCTGTGTTTACTGTAAGCTCATTAAGAGTATCTGTGTATGACTCTCCTGATTCAAATGCTGGTACGAGTGTAGAGTTATTTGCTGAACCTGTGTTAGCAACTCCTGCCTCCATATTGTCATCGTATCCTGCTACTGTAGAATCGTCTACAGACAAGAATAGCGGTGATGCACCAACAAGAATATTTTTTGCATTTCCAATGTTTTGTGCCATTGTTTATTTCTCCTTCATTTCATGAAATTAATATATATATTTTGGCTGGCTAGGCCCTTTCCTCTGTTCTAATTTTACTCTACTAGCTTGCAAAAGGCAAACTAGGCAAATCTGCCATTCCCATCTAATATTCTTGAGTATTTTACTTCCAATACTACATCTGCTGCATAGAATCCTTGGATTTCTTCTGATGGGGCTGTAGCTGATATATCTGCTATTTGAATGCTATGGAACTTGAATTTATCTGATAACCCCGCCCATTTATTAACATCTCTTGCGGATTCATCCATTCTTCTAAACTCATCAGTTAGGAAGTTTCTCATCTCAACAATGTCCAGGATCTCTGGTGAATATAGGGTTAATAGGATTTGCTCGCAGCATATCATCCAATTATTCTCATATGACATACCAACCTTATCGTAGACTATATGCTTCTTTCCGCTCAAGAACTGATTCATTTCTGGTTGCTGCTGAACTGGAACTATTGGTATCAGAGTTTCATCTAAGTTGTCTGAGTAGTAATCATTTTCATCAAATATGCTTATAGACTTAAGCCTATTCCATAAAAATTTTCTTATTTCAAACATTGCATCTAGTTTATAATTAGCCATTTGCTAACCTCGCAAATGCTGCTGATGTTGCAGCTTCTGCTTCATTTGCCAGCTGATTTGGCGAGAAGCTATATTTAACTGTTTTAACTTGTGCTGGAACACCTAATGCTCTAGACAATGATGAATTAAATAGTCTTTGGAATCCCGATTTTTTTATTGACATGTTAACTAGATTGCCAGTAAAGAAGTATCTATATTGTGCAAAGAATGCATTTTTAGTTGCCGCTCCGCCTGGCTTTCTAACAGTAACTGATTGCCCCTTTGGCATGAATATAGTATATCCATCTATATCAAACACAAGCCTTTCTGAAAATCTTGGGGCAATAACTACAGTCTTTCCCTGCTCCATTATTTCAGCTTTTTTTATAAAGACATGCTTATTATTAGAATTTTCAGATGGCACAAAAGATTTAGAGTCAGTTAATTCATAATTAACTTTTAATGAAAGCCCGTCGGCTGGGAGCTTCTTTAACTTAAATAGTCTTGCTTGATCATCGCCTATTCTTCCCCACTCATAAACATGATGAAAAGATCTAGGTGCCGTTCTTGCCTTAGCATCTATATAGTCTCCAAAATCAACTTGAAGTTGATCGAAGATTACATTTCTAAATGCCGATTGAAATTGAGCATTTTCTGCAAGTTTAGCCATTACGTTTGTTTTATAAAACAGTGCAGCAGATATCTGTGCAACTGTACTGTCTCTTATTGCACCACTTACTGGCTTATTAGCCATAAGGTTAACTAATCCGCTTGCTGCTTTAATTGCTAAAATTTCAGATGCCAATCTTCTGGTTCTCCGCTCTCTGCAATGATGCGTTATATCCGACAACATTTCCAAAAGGATCTGATATAGGAGTTGTTCCTATTACATCAAACACTGTTGGTGTATCATTTGGATAATTTAGCTCGTACCATATAGGCTTACCGCTAGCATCTCTAATATTTTTTATCTTGTCTCTAGGGGTTAGCCGCTCTGCAGTTCTGGTTTCTACATATTGATTGTTTGAGTACCTATTTGAAAAATTTTGATTGTCGTTTGTTCTATTTCGGCTTTCTGTAATAATTCCTCTAGCGTAGCAGTCTAATGTTTTTATGTATAAGAACTCTCTAATAATTGCACCAGTATCTTTATCCTGTTGCTCTTGTTGTCTGTACACATCCATTTTCATGGTCATGAGGCCGTCCACTAAGTCAAACATTACACCAGAACCATTTGTGTTATTACGTAGTCTGCAAGTAGCTTGTCTGCGTATGAAGAGCCAGTTCCACTAAATGCTTCTGAAGAATACTCAAAGTCCCAATCTGTTGTGGAAACCTTTTTAATATATCTGTCTTTCCAGACACGATCTTTTGCAAAGTACATCTTCATTATTTCTACAGCTGCGTCACGAACCTCATTTGGAACATACTCCCAACCAAATCTGGCGTATACCTTATAATTCTTAGACCTTCTAAATATATCTGGAGAAGAATCATGAATTGATGGAGGAACCATTCCGTTAGCTATATAAACATCATTATCTAAAATAGACGCTATGTTTACCTTTAAACCAAAGCCGCTTGTTGTGATATCAATAGTCAGCCCAAGGTTATTAACTTGATTTAAATTATCAACAAGAAGCTGATCATTTGCGTGAAGGGTATGCAGCCTATTTACTTTTTTAGTAAGAGGCATAGTGTCAGAATCATTTCCTACTGAAGAAAAATAATCATCGTGTAGGAAAAACTTCTGCCCAGTATAGCCATCAATTATATTTCTTGCATATCTTTCAGCAAGCTTAAGTTCTTGATATGTCTTATGATTTGGATCATTTGAGTCTGAACCAAATCCCATTTCTTGTGCAGCCTCTTGTATATCTACATAAGGAGTTACAATATCAAGCATGGTGATATTAGAATATGCAACACTTTCATATTGCCATTCCCATACTAGCTTAAACTTTCTTGTTCTTGCTGTGTACGATAATGGTAAATAAACTACGTAAGAGCCTGTATCGACTTCGCTTTGTTCCGCCGTAAGAGTTGTAAGTATTGATTCTGGATTAATTGGTGGAGATATGATTGGGTCACCAGTTATGTCATAAACTTTGACAGTTACTGGAGAGCTAAGTGTTACAGCTTCACCCTTCACGTAAATCTTTGTTGTTGCGGGTGTGCTTGTGTTTACATATATCTCTGCCATATGTTAGGCTTAGTTGTAGTACTCCTGTACTTCTCTAGGTGTAGCTAATCTAAACCCTTCCTCCTTATCAAAAATTTCTTGAGCCACATCTGGCTTCATTGCTACAAACGGGTGCTCTCTTGTAAATGTAAATCCAAGCGCATCATATCTAGCATTTGGTCGATCCATCTTTACTAGAATCATATCTTCATCAAGCTTTTGATTTGGATCCAGTCTAGGAAGAATTTCATCTGCATCTTCTTTTGCATTTTCTATATTCTTAAGGGTTCCTTGGTAAACTGACCAAGTTACTCCTTCTTCTGCGAGTGCCGCAATTACATCTGCTTTATTTTTTAGTCCATCGACATCAACTGCAAAGTTTGCTGCTAGTGCCTTTAGATCCTTGACCTTAAGTGTGTCAAATGACATATATACTCCTTTGGTATGTATATAAATTATAGCACTAGAAAATTAAAATGAAAAGCCCCCAAAATTAATTGGGGGCCTTTCCAGCAAGTTATTTCTTAAATTAAGAAGCAACCTTAACGTCTTTTACAACTACCCATGCGTCTGCCTGCTCAATTTGGGTTCCAACACGAGTATACATTGTATATTCGATTGAGTCCTTCTTTGGCCAGAAGAATCGGTAAACAGTTACGTCACGCTTGATACCAATAACTACGTTATTAGGGAATGTCAAGTGAACGTCTCCGTGATCTCCTGTTGGTGTTGCATATGAGCCAGTCTGTGTTTCCTTAAGTAGTGGAACCTCAACAATTGGAATACCAAATGCGAATGGTGCTACGTACCCTGCTGGACCACCAAGTCCGCCTTCATTTCCACGGATAATGCTTGAAGCAATATCTTGTGGGTTAGCAGAACCGTATTGACCCAACTGTGAAGTTGAGTACAAGTAGTCTTGAATTAGGTTTGAGCCTGCAAGGAAGCGTAGGTCTGGACGACGTTGCTTGTACTTACGTGGCATAGCCTTAAGAGCCTTGTTGAAGATTTCACGAGACACGTTTGCGCCTGCTCCAGCTACTACATGGCCGTTTGCCTTTGCAATCTTAACAACACCATCAAATGACTTGTATAGTGCATCTGATGTTAGAGCTGTGTTACCGTTAAGGACTACGTCCTCAAGGTCGTTACCAGCCTGTGTTGCCATAAGTCTTGCAATGTGATCTTCTAGATCTGCACCTTCAATGTTGTCTTCTAGAGACTCAGTTGAAAGCTCCCAATCTAGGCGAAGCTTCTTTGTTGTGAGAGAAATCTTTGAAAACTGTACAGCTGCATTTGAGCCAGTGTCAGTTGCTTCGGCTGCAAGCTTCATAAGCTTCTCACCAACGCCAATACGATCAATCTCTGTAGTGTCAGCTCTCATTCGAACTGTACGTGCTACTTTACCGATTACTGTTGCATCGAACATGTAATCGAGGAATCTTGCGGATTGCTCAGGATTGAGCAAGCCTCCCTTACCCTCGGAACCTACGTGAATTCCGTCGGTAGGGTTTGCAGAACCTGTCATGCTACCTGTTAGAGTAGCAGCTTCTGCTGCTTTTGCTAATAGTTCATTACTCATTAGTTTTTCACCATACCCTTATTTTGTTAATTCGCTAACGGAACCGAGGAAAGTGCCGTTCCATTTTGATTTTTTCATTGTTACTCCAGCTGACCCGCCAAGGTCAGAGGACTTCTTGATTGCAGTGTCTGATTCTACTGCGTCTACTCTTTTTTCAACTGTGTCCATGATGGACTTGATTGAATCAACTGCTGTTGAGAGTTCTGTGTGCTTTTCTGCTAATTCTGAAATTCTCAAATCGACATTCTTGCTAAAAGCTTCGACTGTCTCCTTGATTGTTGAAACCTGAGCAGCGTTTGCCTCAGAGGCCTTTTCCAAAGTCTCTGAGAAGAAACCCTTAAGGTCGCCTAGCATTTTAACAAAATCAGGTGATTCCTGAACTGTTAGTTCTGCTGATTTTTCCAGAACTTCGGCAGAAGTTTCTTCAGCTACAACTTCAGCAGACTCTTGTTCTACTGGGGCAACTTCTTCAATAATTTCTGCAGGTGCTTCTACAGCTACTGCTTCTTCTACTACTGGAGTTGCTTCTGTTACATTAAGCTTTTCCACTTCATTTCCTCCTTCTGCAATTGCCATATTTATATTTGTGTTGTCAGGCAATGTTTGCAATCTTGATCTACGTGAATCAAGAATCTTCTCTATTTCTTTTCCTTTGTTTACGTCGTTTGACTCTACCCATCCAATGAGTTCTGTTTTTTTACCAGTAACTGGAGATATGTATTCTGATTCTGTTGACATAAATACAGAATCGCTTTCTATACAATAAAAAATATTTTCCATTTTAACATCTGCTGCGATGCCTTTAAAAATCATTTGTCCATTTACTTTTTCAATAGATAAAATGTTACATAGTTCATTTGCTGGTGAATCAACGATTGATAGTTCAACTAGTGCATAGTCTTTGATAAACCTTACTGATGCTCCTGTTGATTTATTTACTTCATTATCTGATTCAATAATCTTTCCGCCAATAGAAAATCCTGTTAGTGTTCCGTCTAAAACTTTTTCCCAAGTATCTTGGGCGCCCTTGGAAATGTATGCATCAACGTAAACACCGTTGTAAAATTCTTTTGTTGCAGGGTCATAAAAAGTTTCTGGTCTAAATGATGCCACCTTGCCAACTGCAAGTGGCTGATGCATTTCTCTTAGATTACCTCTAAAGCTTTCAAACGCTTTCATGCTAGCTTCTTGAGTAACGACATCACCAGTCTGATCCAGGTTATCTAATGTTGCGAATCCTGAGACTGTTCTTTTTTCTCTATTGACCTTCGTGAATGGAATTGATAAATTAATAGCATTTCCATTAGAAGACCAATGTGACTTTTCTATGATCATATGTTATATATTATAGAGATTGTTGTATCAAAAGGCAAATAACTAGTTGAGTAGGACTAGTTGACTTGTCTTCCTTCTCCCTTAGCATTTCTGCCCTCCCCAGATTTATCTGGGGAGCTTGCTGATCTTTCTTGGTCACGGGCTCTGCTCTGAGTAGCCTGAGCCTTAATTTCAGCTGCCTGGGCTGCAAGATCTACTGGGACATCTCCACCTTCTCGTGGGACCATTCCCATTCTGACTCTAATTTCATTTGGAGTAATTACCTGGAATCTAAGATATCTTTCATCTATCTTAGACTGGGTATCTGCATCAGTTAAACTTAATTCATTAAACTTAAGCTCTAAAGCATCTGTCATTTCTTGAATTATTTTATTCAATTTCTTTTCTAGGTTTTCTTGAGCAGGGCGACATACCTGTTCTTTAAATGTCTTATCTGCATCTCTTGCTGCTGCCAAGTTGATACCAGCTGGTGTACCAATTTTGTTAATTGGTACTCTATGAGCCATTAGTATTTCATCTCTATTTGAATTTCTATATTTTTCAAATGAGCCTTCTTGAGCTCCCGCTTCAATTGGCTCCATTTTAAATTCAGTTTTTGAGTCTGGAGAGTCTGGGGGAAGTGGTATATACAAAGACCTGTGGTTCTTTCCCTTTAGTCCAACCTGGAAAAACTCAAGCAATTTTCTTTCAGATTCTGGAGAAAGCTTTGCTCCTTTTACTGTAATAATATATCTAGGAACTGCTTTATTTTCAAAATAATCTAGGTTATATTTACCAGCAAACTCATTGCCAGCCATTGAATTTTGTGCAGCAATAATATCTGGAATTCCATAGTAGTTATTCTTTGGAGTATACTTCTTCAAATGAATAATCTCATTAGGTCTATCCTCTTGACCTGCTATAGGGTTTACTGTTTCTGTGTCCCCGAAGTTTCTAAAGAATACCGCCTTGCCATAAAGAAGCTGTATAAAACCGTCTCTAAGGCGTCTTACACGCATTGTCTTTGAAGGTATGTGACCGATGTACCCTATCTTGCCAGTTGTCGTTCTACCGACCTCCAGATAGCCATTACCAGTAGCTTCTATGTCAGTGTAGAACTTTATAAGTGTTTCTTTAAAAGTTTCGTCTTCATTACAATCTTCAAGCCATCTGTGCAAATCTTGTTTAATTCTATTTAGCTTCTTGCGAGCTCTTTCTAATTGCTTCTCATCATTAATTTCATCAAGGGCATCTGTTGTCTTTTTTGATTCAATAAAATCAAATCCAAGACCAACAATATTTGCAACCTTTGCATTTATAGCAGCATAGTTGTATGGAGAAATTTCATAAATTGTTGATAAATAATCTAAATTATATTCTGGCTGTATTAGATCAAACGTGGCATATCCGCTAACTGCTTGCTGATGTTGAAGCTGCTGGCTTATTGCACCGTCTTTACCAACAAAAGCTTTCTGAAGATCTCTAGAAACTTTTCTTCTAAATGAAGCACCTAGACCAGCAATCTTTAAAATATCTTCGCCTTCTACATCAAATGCGTCATCTGATTTTTGAGTGGTTGGGTTGTTAAATCTCATCCAGTCTGCCATATTAGAAACTTCAATATTGCTCATAGCAGCGTCATCTTCATACTCAATCATTATTTACCACCATTTAGTCTAGCCATCTCTTCCTTGTGTACGCTAATGTCCAAAGGATCTGGCGTAAGTCCCCATCTTAATCTTTGCTTTTGGTATTCAAATTCTTCATCATCAATTTGTCTACTGCCCTCAATAAACTTTGGCTGACCAACATCAATTCCGTAGTGTGCTACAGCTGTGGCAAGCAGTGCGATTCTTTCTTTGTTGTCGATCATAGACGCTATAGACAGAAAATTATTATCTTCGTCTCCGACCCATCGGCCATCTGGCATTTCCCAAACATAGACGCCTAATCTGGTCTCCCCAGATTTCATCTTAGCACTAGTTCTTTTTATGTCCATAGTTAATTATTTTACCATCTTTGCGTCTACAAGTCCAGCTTTTGTCAGGCAATGTGACAAAATTATATGATTTGGAACACAACCCTGTCTCTAGAGTATGTTTTTATTGGCTCTTCTGTCATTACTATTGAAGATCCGTCTGCTACGGCTGATGATTTTCCAATATACAATTCGTAGTGCTCTTGATGATTAACCGCATTACTTGAATAAACTGTTATATTTTGATAAAGATTATTGTCTAAAACTCCAGACCTGACACCAAGCAGCTGCTTTCCATTTAGCCATACCTGTCCAGATATATCAGAGGCTGGCTTTATTAGGATATAGTTGGGTTCATCTATATATAAGTATGAAGATATATTTGTTGCTGATGAAGCGTCTTGCCCGTTGATATATATATTGCTAATATTAGACTTTGTTATACCTCCTCCTGCCGTCCAGGAAATATATGTTTCAACCAATCCTGTTTTATTAAATAACAGGTACCCGCTTGATAATGATTTTGGAGTAAATATCATCTCTATGCTTCCGCATTCACCAACTAGGTCTATAAAAAATGCTGAAGAATTTGGCCTAATTCCATTATTATAAACTCTGGTCCTTACTGGATAATTATCTTTTGATATGTCTATGTCCCAAGACGATCCTGATGTTGGTTGAGATGTTGAAATTATATTGCCTGCACTACTAGCATACAATTTTTTTTCAGAATAAAAATAAAATTTTAAAGAATATAATTCTGGAATGTATAAATCAGAATCCGATGACTCAAAAACTACTCTAAAATACAAAATCTTATTTGAAGAAAAATTAGACCCTTGGGTGAAACCTGGAATAGATGATCCATTAGAACAAATAGTCCAAGGGCCAGAAGCCGAAGTTTCTGAAACATATATTGAAACTCCGCTTGATGCAACCCAATCAATTCTTGAAGAAATATAATCTTTTGCTATACTCAAAACCATATCTTCTACAAACTCCCCAGAAGAATCTCCTGAGTTTAGATAGATGCTATTGTTGATAGAGTTATAAGAAAGATTATTATTGTTGTAGATTAACGATTCCCATTTTTCCTGCTCGGGATAAGAGTATGTTGTTTCAATTGTTTGGTACCTATCTGAAGCTTTGAATAGGCTTCCAAGTTCTGGTGAAGATATTTGATCATCCGTATTTAAAAATAAATTATTATAATGAGACATTATTGAATCTTGAGACAATGCGTACCTATAAACAGCTGGACTATCAATTAAGAAATATTCTCCAGATGCCGATGGTCCAGAAGATAAAACAACAGATGTATTTGTAAATTTTATAGACACTTCCTGAGATGCAACTAAAACTCCATCTACATACAGACTCATTGCTCTTACAGAATAAACACCGACAACATGCATTACCCTGTTTGGATTGGGCACTGAATAATCAATTCGGACAGATTCTAATTTAAATACAATGTTTCCATTATCCCAATACAATCCAATTCCGCTTGAGTCGGCTAAAATTGGAGTAAAAGAGGTTAATGTTTTTGGATGAAACCAAGATTCAAGGGTGAAGTCGTTATCTGATGTATCTGCTGTTGCAAATCCACCTGTGCCAGCCGTTCCAGAAAAATCTTTTGACAATGTAAACTGTATATAGCTAGAGCTGTCAATTTTATTTGAATGGTCTCCGCCAGAAACTACTGGCATTCCTAGTTTAGCTATTTGACCAACATAGGACCCGTGATTATTGCAGCCAGAAATATCATAGGCTACTTGACCAGATGACTCATCTAGCTTCCATAGTCCAATAGGAGAATCTTTTATTGCTGACAAATAGTATGACATTTTTATATTATATCAGCACTAAAGTTATATACGGCATAGTACTGATCGTCTTCGTTAAAATGACCTATCTTGTATAAAGATCCTGGAGGTATAATTAAAACAGATCCCTTTTTTGGAGCAAACTGGCTTTTAATTCCATCTTCAACAACGAATGTTTCTGAAGATGCTTGGGACTCGTTTAAGAATAAAAATGCTGTGAATTCTTCTGACTCTTCATAACCTTCATCAAAAATATATGAAACTTCTTGCCTATATAGATTTGATGAACTAGATTTATTATTTTTAAGACCAAAAGCATTTGTGTAAAGATCTGATGTGCTCCAAAAAGCCATCTTTATACTGTTTGATATGTAAAGGGGTAGGTCGTTGCTTGGTGAATCAAATGTGACTTGCTTAAAATATCTATTGCTTTTTTCGTGGTTAGCTTTTACATCCATACACTGATCTTGACTAACGCCAACATTGAGCCATTGGCTATTAGAAATGGAATCCTTTATTTTTTCTACAAAACCATCTGCGTCGGTTATTGAATGGTTAAATATAAAAGAATGTGGTCCCAATTGAGAAACTCCAAACATTGGTATGCTAGATGTCATTAAAACGGCTCCTTATACCAAAATAGCGGGACCATGTATTTGCTTCCGCTGTTTATTTTTTTAGGATGGTGAACATACGGGTGTGTAGATGGAAATATTATTATACTGCCAGCTTTTGGCTTTATACTTACTCCTTGATTTGGAAAATCTATCTCCCCGCCATCGTAATCATCGTTTAAATACATGACTCCTGATATTACTGGATGCTTTATATTTGTAGGATCATCAGAATCAATATGTGGGCCCATGTCTGCGCCAGGGCTATATTTTTTTATATTAAAAAAATTAGGAAGCCATGGCTTACTAATCATATGAATATTGCAATAGCTTGATATTGCAAACTCAGACAAAGAATGTATAGTGCTGGATATCTTATACGCATCAAAATCATTTTCGTCAGTCATACGATTTGTTTGAAATACACCAGATTTTCCAATACCGTATTTTGTCATAGAGTCAGTACTTGCATTCCATTCTTCCCACTTTGATATTCCTACATCTGGTTTTAATAAATTTTCTGATGCTTCTATGTCAACAATAAATTTTTCTGGGTTGTCCAAGATACTCTCGTAATAAAATATTTTATCGTATATCTTTTTTATAATCATATTATTGGCTATCCGTATTATTTATTTTAAAAAAAGTTTCCTTCTGATTTGTTTCCATTATTTTACCAACAGATGGTTTAGATTTTGTTATAGAGTAATCTGGAGATTCTCCCTCTCCTATTACATACCTATGCCACTTTCCACTATTAAATGAAGCTTTTCTTTCAGCTTTTCTTATAGATTCCCATTCTTCTTCACCGTGTTTCTTAAGACCATCATGCCAATACTCTGATCCGTCATACTGGTACTGCCAAAAAGTTCTAACCAGGTACTTGTCTCCGTTAGATATCTTGTCTACGCCATGAAAATACCGAGAGGCTCCTGTTATAGGATCTCCAGATGGGAAAACAACAACATCTCCAGCTTTAGGCTTATAGTGAATAACTTCTCCAGACTCTTCTTCTAAGAAAGACAATCCTCCGCCCTCGTAATCATCATTGAGATACATTGTGCATGTTACAGCAAATTTTAATCCTGGGTCATCTGCTGTAGCACCAACATAATCTGTATGATAGTGCATAGCAAGATTGTTTTCTGCTGCCGTTTCTTTATATTTGCATATTGAAAAACCAGAAGAATGCCAGTTTGGCAACTGAATATTATATTCGTCTATATAGTCTTTTGTAACAGAATAAAAAACTTTATCTAGTTCTGCTAAAAAATCTGATTGTTTTTTTGCATATTCATCAGTAAGGTCAATTGGGTTTCCATCCCAATCTGCTTCATACTTGTGATCTCTTGTCATGCCAAGATTCATCATTAATCCAAATCCGTACCAGTCGTCCCACGATTTAAATAAAAACTTAGGATCACTTTTTTGAGATAGCTCTAACAAATCAATATAATCCTTATGATTTGGAATTGCATTTTGATATACAATTACTCTTGGATATATAACAACTTTTTTAATCATTCTGAGATCTCCATTCTTTAATCTATCCGATTTGAATAGATTGTCCACCTATGCAATTAGATTTTGGGTCAAACAGCAACTCGACAATATCTGCTATATCTGAAGAAGTTACCTGTATACCTATTGGTTGAGATGCTATGTAATATCTTAAATCAGGATTATTTTCAAAAACTCCCTTTGCCATATCTGTATTTATTACACCAGGACATATAGCATTTGGTCTAATTTTTGTTTTACGTAAATCTTTAGCTAAGGATGAGGTAAAGCCCTCCACGCCACTTTTGCTGGCCGTGTAAGCTGTATTTGAATTTGGTATATGTGCTGCAATACTGCTCATGTTAATTATCGGAGTATGCGTTTCTGTATCCATAAGTTTTAAAAAAACAGAACACATGTTCATGGTGCCTAGCAAGTTTACTGATATCACCTCTTTGTATCTTTCATAAGGTTGCAACTCAAAGGGTGCTGCTTCAAATATACCAGCGCAATTAACAAGTCCAGCAATTTTTTTGTGTTTTATTTTTTCGTAAACAGATCTAACATTTTCAATATCAGAAACATCACACTCTTCAATACTATAAGGTGCTGGCTCGTAATCCTTATCCCTTATGTTTTTTGTTGAAATGCCTAACACTTCATATCCAATAGAATGAAGTCTTTCGGCTACGACTCTACCTATACCTCTGCTAGCTCCAGTTACAATTACTGTCACGCTTCACCATTTTTTCCAACATAGTCTGGTATTATTCCCATATCAGCCATGTCTTTCCAATTCTTATACACTTCTTCTTGCTTGGATCTAGTAATCTTTAGCTTTTCTTCTCGTTCACGAATTTGCTCTTCTGTGTAAGTTAAACCATCTAGGTCCCAGAAGGATCCTACGGTGTATCTTGTGCCATCATGAACCTTTGTAACCTCATGCTCATTATTGTGGCCTCCCGCAAAAAACACTAGCATTCCCTTTTTTGGATGAATTTGAATGTCATCGTTTTTAAAGTTTAAGTATCCGCCTTTAAAATCATTATTTAAATATATAAAGGATGCGTATTTACTTCTTTCAAACTCTGAAGGGGATCCATCCTCATTTGAATTATCTGAATGGAAAGCAGCAAAAGCTCCTGGAACCCATTTTTGTGCATGATAACTAACCTCATCTAATCTTTTTTGAATTAAAGATTCTCCCATTTCTTTTATTCTTGGCTTTAGCATATTGTGAAAATAATCTTTTGGAAGACCAAACATTTCACAACCTCCTGTAGGGTCTTCATCCCAAAATCCCATTGCAAGAGATCCGTAAAAAGAAATCTGATTCCAGTCAAGTATATTACTCGAAGACAACCAATCAAGATAGGATATTATAGATTCGCATTCTTTATCTGTTATAAAAGACTCAACAGAAAAACATTCTTCTCCGTGCTGCTCAATCTTCATCGCCGACATGCCTTTCTATGGTCCAAAAAAACGGTGCTGTATATCTAACCCCAGAAGTTATTGGTCTAACCCCATGAATATAATTCTTATCTCCTGGGAAAAAATATGCGGCTTTGGATTTTGGCTTAAACTCAATTCCCTGCAGTGGGAAGTATAGCTCTCCGCCTTCATAATCGTCGTTAAGATAAAACACTGTGCCTAAATCATACCATGGGAAAGAGTTTGGCGTTCCAGCGTCTGGACCTTCATGCATTTCTTTATCCGCATGTGGCTCTTGTCTAGATCCAACTGGCCATCTAACAATGCATGGACCTGTTGATCTAGACTTTACTTTAAAAAATGTATCAATTGTTTTATTTAATCTATTAATAATATTATCTAAAATAGTTATAATTTCTGGACTGTATTTTTCAAAAGTTTCAAGGGTGACAACTCTGTCTTTCCAAATATTTGCCTGATATATTAAATTTCCATTTTCATTATACTCATCTTCAGTTTCGTCAAAGTGTTTATTGTTTCTAGCCCAATCTAACAAAATGTTTTTTTCATCTTCAGTAATTGCATCTAGTATCTCAACTATATTATCTTTTGAGTTGCCAAAATAACCAGATGGGGTAATTGATCTTGGGCTAAATGTAGCCATATTTTGACTTGTGTTATGTTTCATATTTATATTATACCTTAGTTTTAAGTAAAACTCTTTCTAGTCCAATCCATTTTTTTGTAACCGCCGCCGCCTTTAACCCTATGCTTTTTTGCTGATTCATTTTTTCTGCTTAAAATGTCAAAAGATGAATGGAACTCTTTTTCCATTTCCCAAGACTCTCGCCTAAAAGGAATAATTTGAATATAAGGGGTGCCAGCACTTATTGTTCCGACAAAATCCTTTTTAATAAAAAATGGCATGAGGCCAGGTGTGCTAACCCTATCATTATCAATGATTCCAGATGTTGTTATAAATGGAAGATCAAATCTGTTTATGGGATTAATATAAAGTCCGCTGTATCCATCTGGTAATTCTGGCATCCAGTTTGGGTACCAGTGAAAAGCATTTTCTTGGTATCCGTATGGAACTGGGAACTCTCCCATAACATCCCTTGGCTCACAAAAAGATTTATACTCGTCTGGAACTGAGACAGATACTTTTCCATCAATTTTATAAAAATGGATGTCGCATGGCGTTAAAAGTAAATATCCAGATACAAAGGAATCCATTAATGCTGGGCATGCCTTAAATGATAAGGTATCAGAATCTAATATGTTTCCATCTTTATTAACCCAGTTTCTATTCGCAGAAGAAAACCATTCTGGAACAGATATCTTAGAAGGCACTGGGTATACAGAATTTTTAAAGTTGTAGTCTTGTGCAGAATGAAAAATTATTTTTGGCATTAATCTATAACCTTTAGATTAATAGCCTTAACCTCATGCTCACCAACTTTTTGCCCAAACCAATTTAATCCATTTTTATAAAAGTTTGTCCATTTGCCAGAACTCAATATGCTATTTCTGATTTCATCAGCAGATTTAGAATCATTAATTTCTAATCCAGAATCCTTTTTTTCTTTGTTAACTTCAAACACTATCTCTGAATTTTGCAGTTCAGATAAAGATATAGGCAATATAGTGCATATAGGTGTATTTGCTTTAATGGTTATTACTTTATTTGGTTGAGTTACTCTATAAGCTATTGGAAGTGGCCCATCAAAAAAGGAAGTGCTTATGAGTGTTGTAAAGCATGTTGCTCCATCAACAAAGTAGTTTGATGGTGGCATTGTTAGCAGAGTTACATTATTTTCTGTAGTAAACTTTATTCCTATATTAAAGCTAACAGTAGCATTTGCTCTTTGAAGACTTACATACTTATCGCCAGCCAAAACTTTAATGTGATCTGCTGAAGAATCTGAAATACCGTCCCATATAAAAGATATGTCTTCTGGAAAAGAAACTGACCACCCTAGTCTATTTGTTAAAGCAAGTGGAAAACATTGATACGCATGTTTGTCATACGTATCGTCCATCCACCACCTTTTTACTGGCATTTGATATATATCTGCAGAATTTTCTGAAACTCTTTCTGCGTATATTTTGTACATTATAAAAGGCCTTCGTAATACTTTTCCTCTAGCTTGAAATATTCTGGAGTGTGCGCTGTTTCTAGATAGTCTAGCATTGTAACAATTGAATATTTTAATCCGCTTGTTACTGGCATGGCTGCATGGGAATATATAAAAGCAGAAGGGAAAAGATACAAGTCTCCAGCTCTGGGTTTAATTTTTAAATTAAACTTATCAAAAAACAACTCTCCGCCTTCGTAGTCATCGTTTAAATATCCAACAGAAGAAAGTACGCATGTATAAGAATAGCCATGGTCTGAGTGCACTTTAAAGTGTTGGTTCTCTCCGTATCTGACATAATTAAACGATTCCCAATATTTTAATGGTGCAATATTAAAACCAGAACTGTAATGATTTACTGGATCCAGCTGAACATCTTTTGAGTCTTTCCATATTTGAGCAAGAGCTCTGTCAGTTTCGTCAAACATGTTTGACTGCTTATTTTCATTATTTGTAGTTATTGAACCATCGTCATTTACCTTAATTTTAAAATCAACACAATCTCTATACGATAAATCTGTATTAGAATACCCAGTAGATGCTTGGTTCCACTTGTACCTTAATGATTTTTGAGAACCAATTGTATTTTCTAGCCTATCGATTAGATTTAAATCTTTTTTAAACACGTCCCTGTAAACAGCAATTCCAGGTGCTAATAGTTCTACATCCATTAAAGTACTCTCCTTTTTTTAAAGTATATCATATTGATTAAATTATTGGAACCCAAACTCCAGGCTCATTATGCTTTAATGCAAATAGCGGTGACACATAAAACTCAATAATATCTGACTCTGAGTCAACCTCAATCCTAATTAGATCAGTTGGCTTATTAATAATTAAATCACCATCAACCACATTTTGAGATTGAGTTATCTGACCATTATTAAAATGTATTTTGCCGTTATCTACTTTTGCAAAATAAAATCCATGAAGAAATGGTATATTCTGTCCTGGGAAATCAAACCACTTTATATTGTCGTTATTATAGTATTTTACAGCTTTACCATAAACCATATAATCCTGTGCTTTTTTGTTTATCTGGTAGGTGTCGCATGCATGACCAACTGTAATCGCCACATGCTTATATAAATCATAACAGGATTTTGTGTATATAGAAAATATATTTTTTGGCATTTTTTTTATAGATCTAACTTTTACTAAAGATCCGTCTACAAGGTTATAAACATCGTCTATCTTCGGCCCTAAATGCTCAATATCATGAATAATGTTGTTTATTCCAGAAATATTTTTATGAATAAATTTAGTTTCACTAAATATTTTTTTCAACGTACACAGCTCTCTTGTCAAAATAAACTACTGGGTAGGAATAGTTTCTAAAATCAAATATTTGATCTAAATCTATTTTAGTAATAATATCTTCAAATCCTAAATCATATATAGAATTGTAAAGTTGATCACCTGCTGGGGTTCCGCTATTATCTGAATATATATTTGACCAAACCTGGTACCCCAAATGTTTTGAAAGCATGTCGTTTGTAATTACAGAATATTTTGCAACATTTTTGTTTCTGTAAAATGGGTCAACATACATTCTATTTATTTGGCATGACATTAGCCATGCGCTTTGAGCAATTGGAAAATCGTTATATATCTTGTTAGATACTACTATATCCCCAGTTAAATATTCACCAGAGTTATAGGCAGTGCACATAACCTTTATATCAGACTCAGCATCTTCTACAAAAGCAAAGTAGCCCCATATGTTTTCTTGCTTAAGGTCTAAAGGAAATTCTTTATAAGCAATATCCTTTACGACCTCTTTTTTTTCATTCCCGACAAGGAACTTCATTGCCAAACCTTTCTAGTTTGTTTTATGCGGTCCAATCGGTTGGGTAACCGTCGTAAGTAAGACCATTTTCTGTAAAGTAGAAATCTTTTGGCTCAACGTTTATTGAATAAACTTGAATTGTTACATCTATATTTTTTTCAAGATTTTCAATTGGAACGAATGCTTTTTCATTATAATTGTATATTAAATCAGATGGAATTATGTCTGGTGACATTATAGGCTGAATTAGTCCATCTCTTTTTGCAATAATGCAGTGTGTCATAGAGTAAATATCTGAGTTTACAACAACCGCTCCTTGCGAATCATGTATTCCTATATTTGTTACTGTTGCCAAAGTTTCTTGTGCATTAGCAAAATCTTCTTCGCTAATAACAACTGGTGTTCCGTCGTAAGCATAGTCATCTGGCAATCCGCTAAAGCTTAGAGTTACAACTTGATCTCCAACTAGAAGTTGTCCAGCAGCAACTAAACCGTTAGGTGTTCTAATTAAAGTACTGACTCCAACGCTCTTATAGTTAAACCCTGGAGGTGAAAAGAATCCTGGTGGTGAAAAGAATGCTGGAGGGGCAAAGAACCCTGGAGGTGAGAAGAACCCTGGAGGTGCAAAGAACCCTGGAGGGGCAAAGAACCCTGGAGGTGAGAAGAACCCTGGAGGTGCAAAGAACCCTGGAGGGGCAAAGAACCCTGGAGGTGAGAAGAACCCTGGAGGTGAGAAGAATGAAGGTGCCTGAGTTGTTACGTTTCCAGAATAAGATGAAAATCCACCGCTACCGTTTGCATTTCTTGCCCGTACACGGTATGCCTGAGTAGTATTTGCCTCATTTGCTATTGTAGTGCTTCCGCTACCTGCCTGAGTAACAGTTTTATTTTTAACTGGTGACTCATTAGATTCAATGTAGTAATCAATAATTGTGGATCCACCATCAGATGGTGCTGTCCAGGAAATTGTATCTTGGTTTACTCCAGCAGATGCTCCTGGCTGCGCCATAGTTGCTGGAACAGTTGTGGCTGTTGCGGTTGCGGTATTTGAAGCCACTGATGAAGCATATGCGTCAACTGATGTAACCGTATAAGAATAAAGTGTATTAGATGCCAGTCCTGTATTAGAAAATGTATTTGTTGGATGAGCAACTGTTGCAATTTCAGTGCCACCACGAAATACTTTATAAGAAGAAGGAGTGTTGCCAGATGTTGGGTTTGTCCAAGACAAATCAATTCTACCATCATTAAATGGTCTATTTGCTGGAACGTTTGTTGCTGTTAAGTTGGTTACTGGATTTGGTCCAGTAAAGTTATCTTGAGCTGCTGCTCTTCTACCTATATTTTTCATTTTATTCTCCTATTGCCTATTATCTTAAATCTCCAGCTAACAACCAAGTTGAAGCTGCAATTTTTGTTGCTGTTACTGATGAATTTAGTGCTCTTAATGTTCCACCTGGAGTTGAAAGAATTGTTATTCCATTTCCAGTTATATTTGCACCAGTGCCTGATGATTGATAGAAGCTGATTGAAGAACCGATTGCATATTTTGCATTTCCTGTTGCTTCAAAGCTGATATTCACTGCACCAGACAGTGGAATTAATGAGTCACGAACTGCTGCATCTGTTCCAAGTAAATCAAGTGTTGTGTTTGATGAAACAGCTGATGCTATTGTTGTTAGAGATGGAACTCCAGCCTTTGTCTGTGTCTTATCTGTAAATGCTACTCCTGCTGCTGCAACTGTTACTGTTCCAGTAAATGTTGGTGAAGCAATTGGTGCTTTTGCTGCTAAATTAGTTGTAACTGTTGATGCAAAGTTTGCGTCATCACCAAGTGCTGCTGCTAGCTCATCAAGTGTATTGAGTGCTGCTGGAGCACCTGCTAGAAGTGCGTTAACCTGTGATGTTGCATCTGCAATAGCTTCTGATTTAGCTGTTGCAATTGCTGTTGCCTGTGCTGTAGAAACTGGCTTTGAGGCATCTGCTGTATTATCAACATTTCCAAGGCCTACGTGTGCTTTTGTAACACCAGCAACTGTTCCAGTAAATGTTGGTGAAGCAATTGGTGCGTATGTTGATGCTGCTGTTGTAGATGCTAGCTTAGCATCAAGTGCTGATCCTAGGCCATCAATTTTTGTTATTTCAATTGCAGCTGATGCATTTATATCTGCATTAACAATTGCGCCATCTGCGATTTTTGCAGATGTTATTGCTGAATCTGCAATTTTAACAGTAGAGACTGCTCCATCTGCAATCTTGCCTTCTGTAACTGCTAATCCTGCAATTTTGCCTTCAGTTACAGCAGAGTTATTTATTTTATCTGTTGTAACGGATGAATCTGCAAGCTTGCCAGTTGTTACTGCAAGGTCAGCAATTTCATTTGTGCCGACTGAGTTATCAGAAAGGTGAGATTGTGAAATTGAATTATCTGCAATTTTTGCACCAGTTACAGCTAGATCTGCAAGCTTTGCTACGGTGACTGCTTGATCTGCAAGCTTCGCTGTTTCAACTGCTCCCGTGTCAATTTTTGCTGCAATGATTGAAGAATCTGCAAGCTTTGCTACGGTGACTGCTTGATCTGCAAGCTTTACTGTGGTGACTGCTTGATCTGCAAGCTTCCCTGTTTCAACAGAACCATCTGCAATTTTAGCAGAAGTTACTGCTGAATTGTTAATCTTTGCAGTTGTTACATTAAGATCTACAATTTTTTCAGTTGCAACAGAATTATCTTGTGGCACTCTTAAATCTGAAAGTCTTACATCTGATGTATAAACTAAATTTGCTGCATCTAGGATACCATGTATGTTTGTAGAAATTGAAGAATGGTTAGATAGAGAATTTACTACAATGCCATCTGCATAAGCTTTAGTTGAAGCATCTGTACCAGTTGTTGGGACACCAAGATTTGAAATCTTGTTTGTTCCCATGTTTAATTCACCAGACATTGTATCGCCAGATTTGGCAACTTTTCCAGAAATGGCTGTTGTTAGTGTTCCAGAAAGATCTGCGTTATCTGCTAGAGATGTAGCAATTTCTGCTAAAGTATTTAGAGCTGCAGGTGCTGCACCAACAACTAACTCAATTGCATCCTGAACAAATGCTGTTGTTGCTACTTGAGTTGTATCTGTTCCAGCAGAAGCTGTTGGGGCTGTTGGTGTTCCAGTCAATGCTGGGGAAGTTAAAGACTTAGATGTAAGAGTTTGGGCTCCTGTTGTTGTAACAAGAATGCTTGTGTCAGCAATTCCGTGTACGTTTGTTGCATCAGATTCGTGAGCTGAAAGCGCTGTTCCTGCTGCAGTTGCTGCCGCTGATATAGCCTCTGACTTGGCAGTTGCTACATTTGCAGTGGTTGCTAAAAGTGAAGTATCTGCAATTCCGTGTACGCTTGTTGTGGCGTTGTTGTGGTTAGTAACTGCTGTAGCTACTTCTGCATCAAGTGCTGCTCCACCTGGAAGCTGAGCCAAAGGTATTAATCCTGCTCCGTCAAGAGAGGCTACTCCGTTGGCAACACCTTTTGTGCTAAGGGCAACGTAGTCGTCTACTGTACCTGAAAGAGCGTAATCAAGATCTCTCCAGGGAGTGTCTCCATCTCCAAATTTAAAAGTATTAGTATCTGTTTCAATACCAATTTCTCCTGCTGCTAGTGTTGGGTTAGCATCAAACCAATCCTCTGCTAGACCTCTTCTTAACTGTAATCTTACTGTTGCCATTTTTTACCCCTTATATATTTTATTTATACTGCCTATTGTATCACTTAATGATTTAAGATATAAGCCCAGAATCAAAAACCATTGAAACATCTGAATCTGTAGAATATGGAGATCCTCCATCTACGAATTTGCTGGTTGCACCAGGATTTACTCCATTTGCCTGTAGCGTATATATTGGCTGGCCGTCATAATCTATAGCTAGTCCAATATCCATAAAACTTACCTGTGTGCTTGCATCTGGAATTTCTGAATTAAAAGCTATTGGAACCCATGTTCCATTTAGCTGAATTTGTAGTTTATTTGTTGCTGTATCAAATCGAAGGGGTGTTTCGCCTAAAACGACGTTAGACCCAAATGTTGCAGTACCTGCTACATTAAGTCCATTCTTTACTTTAAAATTTTTATCTACTGTTGCCATTTAAGTTCACATATCCCCTAAGTTTTTGGTGGGGTTTTAAAAGGACCCCTTACCTTTTATTTAATTATGCGTTAAATACTGTACCAGATACAGTAATTGTTGAATCGTTTACTGGATTTACTCTGATTCGGCAATGAGTTCCATCTACATCTGCTGTAATTGTTCCTCTTGAACCATTTGTTCCAACGATTGCATATTCTGTAATTGCTACGTTATCAGATGAATCTAGTGTTACTAGAATTTCTGAGATTTCGTTATGAGTTCCGTTATCAATCTTAACCAAGAACTTACCTGATTTAAAGTTTGTCTTATTGAACTGGTATGCAGTTACTGGAACTGAACCAAGTGATGTTGTTCTTGCTGCCACCTGCTTTGCAACATCATTTATATTAAGATCTGTAAATGGTGTTGTAGCATCTAGAACATCATCAAGTGCTGCCTGAGCAGATGCAATTGCATCTGTTTCTGCTTGGTCAGCGTATGCTTCGTAAGCAGTTGTAATTGCTCCTTCACGAGTGTCTGTGTAAGCCTTAGCATCTACCTCTGCTTGGTCAGCGTATGCTTCGTAAGCAGTTGTAATTGCTCCTTCACGAGTGTCTGTGTAAGCCTTAGCATCTACCTCTGCTTGGTCAGCGTATGCTTCGTAAGCAGTTGTAATTGCTCCTTCACGAGTGTCTGTGTAAGCCTTAGCATCTACCTCTGCTTGGTCAGCGTATGCTTCGTAAGCAGTTGTAATTGCTCCTTCAC